TGCCCTAACTGCCCCAATGCCCTTGATTGGGTACAGGATTAGTGTCGCATTTAATTGGGGTACGTCAAGTACATTTCAATGACGAAACGGCAATAATTCTGACGCATCCATCTGATCATCTATGTCGATTCGCACGTCGTTAACGAGCGCGCCCATATCTCTTACCTGACACAACGAAAGTACCATCCTTCTCAAGGTTAATGATGCTGACCTGCACGTTTGTACCGATTTCCTCAATGATTATGAACGCCTGCTGCCAGTTCATTGTGCCTTTAGTATAAGTCGCCTTACGAAAATCCATGAGGCATCCGGCTTCCCAGCCCCTAAGGATACGACCGACACGCCCACCTGTGGACTCAGAGAATTGAGAAAAACCAGCTCTGTGCGTGTGACCACAGATAATTCCAAAACCTGCCCTACGAGCCGCCTCAAGGGCTGTAAGGCCTGGTGTAGGCTTCACGCTACCTTCATCACCATGAACGGCTAAAATGGCGTTAGAACCGCTTCCAGCGACCTTATATGGGCTCTTATGATACGTGATGCCAAGTTCATCTAACTTCATAAACTTTTCGAACTTAAGTTCAGGCAAGGACATAAAGCTTGGAATCTTATTCATGATGACATTGAACAATCGATCCGTGTGATTGCTACGAATCATATGCTGTTCTTTGGCGTATTCGCCTAACTGCCATAAAATATCGACAGTCATATCACGATTCTCAGCTAGTGTCTGTTCGTACCAGCCTGGCTTTCCTTCACTCCAACGCCCGATTTCTGTGAAGTCCGCTTCATCTCCAAGAGTAACAACAGAGTCGGGTTTGTAAGCTTTAATAAAACGCGCAACATTAGAAACGGCTACCGGATCGTGTAGGGGAACTTGCAAGTCGGGCACACAAACAGTTCTTCTCATTCATCCTCATCGTCATACCAGTCTGGCTCTGGGATATTTGGGTTAATTGGGGATGGCAGTATCCAATCTGGATAACTGTTCTTCTCAACTATGATGGCAAGTGCCAAATCAACTGTAAAGCCTGCTCTGCGTAATGAGCGATACATTTCATGTACGCCGATAGCCCACGCATCTAATTTGGAATAGCCTTCATCCACTAGCTTCTTAGTTGCTTTTCTTGCCATGAGATAAGTGTCACCTCTCCAATAAAGAAATTATTGTTTCGACACGCCCTTCAAGACGATTCAATCTATCGTTCATTGAACTTCCACCATTGGGCTTTAGTTCATTTAGATAATGCTTCACCAGCCATCGAATAGAACCTACGAATGCTGTGACGATTGAGATAAGTGCAACTGCTAGAGCCGCCCAGTTAAGGGCGCTCATTACTTCTTAATACCTAGAGATGAGTCCGATGGATTTAACCAGCGAATAACTGGTGGAAGAACAGATGCAAGACCTGCGCCAATGAGCGCCTTTGGATCAGTTACACCAGCTGCTGCTAGAGATAGAACTGCTACTAAGAATGCTCTAGCCCATGAGCCTGCTGCTGTTTTTAGGTCATTCATTTGTTGTTGCTCCTAGCATCGGGATGTCAAACCAGCGACCATTCTGATCGCCTTTCTTGGTAAAGCTGATATGAATATGAGCATCGTGGCTGTTAATGCCAGAATAAGTTCTCCAACGCCAAAGCGATTTAGCTGAGGCAATCTTTCCTGCATAAATGACGTAGGAGATTCGCTTATCCTTTTTGGCGCATAGGCGTATTTGGTCGGCAAGATAAGCACCTGTGCTGGGGCGTGAGTCGAAGTCCTTATCCACATCAATAGCCCTGACGATTCCGTTAGACGGATCGGGATTGTGGTCACTCTTACGATTGGAGTGCTTGGCATCGCCTATCCAACCATCAGACTTTCTGTCGCGGTCAGGAAAGGAATCATCAATCTGCTCACGAAGTTGTTGCCCTGCTTTACAGAGTAGAGGCTTCATCAAGACTCTTTAGATATGCCTGATAGTCAGAGTTGGCTGGATCTTTTGGAATGTTTGACACATTTCCTTCAGCATCAACTCTAAGAATTGTTTCGTTTTCTTCTCTTACGATATATGTGTATTCCATTTTACAACTCCGCGCTTGCTACCCAGTTTAAGTATATGAACCTTGCTGCATCTATGGTCATTGAGCTGCCCGAGCTATTTCTAACGATAAACATAGATTGCGATGAGCGCCAAGGATCGGCGCTATTTGCACCATAATCCGTACCACTTGAATTAGATGATCTATTTGTTACTCCATTATATGAGTAAGTTGTAATTGTTGCATCGGTTCTTTTTGTTACAGCGAACCTATACGTTTGATAACTTTCATTATTAGCAACGCTAGAAATAGGTACCACCGAATCATTTGTGTCTGCGCCAGAACTGCCTGGCACTACTGCTTGTCTATATGATTTCTCATAATACCTTTGGCAAGCAGCCAATTCGCCTTGAATAGTTCCACCAGTGCGGCTAAAAGTTGTCGCGTAAGAACCGAGTTCTAACTGTACGCCTTCAACCTGAAACCACTCATTAGCCCCAGCAGTTCCTGTTGGCGTATAAGTAAATAACAACATAATTTGATTTACTGTTGAACCTAAAGTGACTGTCTGTGTATAGCGTGTCATAGTAGTTGTTACTGTATTTGTTTGTGAATTATTGACACCGCCAGTCCAGCCCACGCTAAATAATGATGCAGCACTTTGATCTGTTCCAGTCCCTGTGCGGATTTGACTTGTCAATGACAATGGAGCATTTGCACCTGCTTTAACATAAAACGACAAAGTAACTGTTTGACCAGCAAATCTTTTGGCATCAAGGCTTTCAAAAGCAGTTCCTACATAAGGCTGACCTGTATTGGTTTGACCTGAATTACGGCCAAAACGCATCCCGTAAGTTAATCCTGTTGTGTCTGCTGTTTGTCGCGACATTGTGCAAGTTGGAGCTGTACCTGTGCAGATACCAAAAAATCTATCTGCTGACGGATAAGTAAGAGTTCCTGCAAAAGTTGCAGATGTTGAGCGTTGCCACACATCAAAGCCGCCGTTGATGGTAGCGTTTTTACCTGCTTGGTAGGACAAAGTGCTTGTCTGCAATAGGTTAATTGTGCCATTAGTATCATTAACATCCGATGCGGAATAGACATCTCCATTCGCATAGGTTGTTTTGAGTGGAAATCCGACAGCCATTAGCACACCTCTTTCATAGGGTCAATTCTAGTACATAACATCGAGTAAAGGCTCCTGCGTGGCAATAGTGGTAGTCCATGTGTTAGGGGTGATGTTGTGAGCAATTCCCTGCACTTGGAGCTTCTTTTGGATAGTTGATCCACCAGGTTGCTCATTGGTGATATCTACTGTGTCAAAGAAATCAAGGCTCAGAGCTGCTGTCACTCCTGCTGTGTAGGACGGAGTCACTAAGTCCAGCGTGATTGTTTCAATGCGGATAGAAGTTTCTTTACGGCTATCCACATAGGCAGTTGCTAGGGCTAGAGCGTTAGCATCTGTTTGCATGAGCATGTCTGTAGCTGTAATGGATCGTGTGAAGTATTGGGCTATAGATGTGGCATCTGAAAAAGTCTGTGCTGTGCCACCGATTCTGGTCACAGTTGCTTTGTTCACGATTGTCTTGTCATCAAGTGCAAAGGTAATTCCTGCATAGTTAATTCCTGTGCCAGTTTGATTGAAGATTGTTGGAGATGCAGCCTGTGCATCATAGACAAACTGTCTGCCCTTAAAGGTTGCTACGCCATTCTCATCGATGTAGAACGCGCCCTGTTCTGTGAACTCAGCAGTGTGGATTGCATCAAGAACTGTGCGAGTTGTGCCAGGGTCTGCCACGCATGTTGTAGCACCTGTGCCAATGCTGGTAAAGGCTGGTGGCCATGCAATCATGGTAAGGATTGATTGAACGCGCTGTGCAGTTGTCTGACCTGCTGTGCCGCCTGTAACTGTGGTGACATTCGAGTTATACATCAAGCGGAAAGCGTCATAGCAGATAAACGTGCAATAGCCTGTTTCTTGCCCTGTTGGATAGGTATAGCGAAACTCGGTTATATAACCGCCAAAGAGCCCATAAGTTACACCGCCATAGATTGCGGATGCCTGTATCTTTCTAAGAGGCTGTAAGAGGCCAAAGTAAGGACTAGCTGTGTTCTGTGGGTTAAAGTCACCATTGGGATCAACAATGCGTATAGTCGCTGACCCTGCTTCGTATTGATCCTGTAGAAGGTTGCGACCTCTACGAGTTGATATGTTAAGAGTTTGTGTAGAAACATCGACGATAACAGGGATAGCAGACGCAAGTTCAGCAAAGCCTAATTGTGAAGTACCCAAGATAAACGGATTACCGAATGATGCTCCACCCGATAGATTTATCTTGACTGAAAGGGTTGCTGGTAATGCCATTAGTATGCCGTACTATAGTTAATCGGAATACCAGAAGCCTGATTATTGTAAATACCTTGAGTAATTGCTGATACTAAATCGCGCTCTGTTGTGACTGAGCCTTGAATGACAACATTGACTACTGGCGCACCGCCACCACCAGCTTGTCCTGCACCTGCTAGACCACCATAATTGTTCTGTCCTAGATTGGTCATGCCGCTACCGAAGCCCTCATAACCGCCTGTAGGGGGCGTGAAAGATTGGAAACCCTGTGAGGTTGGTGTTACACCTATTCCCATTGCCCTTAATGTGTCGCGCTCGCCTAGAGCAAACTTGCCAAAGTTGAGCATCACATCTAATGCGCCAAACATGGCTTTGCCAAAGTTTTCCATAGCATCAGCAGCTGAGTTGGTTTTCATAATTTGACCTGCAAGGGCTGCGTTCTGGTCATGGATAGCAATAAGCGACTTCAATCGCATCTGTGTTTCGCTATCTGTTGCCTGATTCAAAGCTGCAAATAATCCAATGCGCTCTACGTCAAACTTCTTCTCAAGTTCTTTGAGCGCTAGTTCATCGCCTGAAAGGACTAACTTACGAGTCGTATTGTCATTGTCAATCTTCTTCAAATCGTTCTGTTTCTTTTGAAGTTTGATTGCTTCCTTAGCAGCTTTATCAATAGCCAAGCGTTCCCCTGGTGATTGCTGTGGAATGCCGGCGTTTCGTGTTCTAGTAGATGAACCTAATTTTCCTATCAACCCAATTATGTTGTATTGAGCAACATCGCCAATAGCACCAAATAAATCTTTAAGGACTGGCAGCGAGTTGAGTTTAGAAGTAAGAACTCCTATGCCATAGATGACGTTACCTATTTGAGTGGCAAAGCCTTCCATTGCTGTAGTTGCTCCGCCGATACCTTCTTCGCCAGCAATAAGTTGCATAGAATCAAGTAGGTCTTTGCCAATAATCTCTTTAGCGTTCTCGGATGCAACTGCTAGGCGAGCCATTGATCCTGCATAACCTTCAGCAGCGGCTAACGCCTGACCAGAAAACTTCTTTGTAAGTTCTGCTGTAATTAAGTCTAAGTCACCAGATGCAAGCGTGGCTTTAGATAAACCTGCACCTAGACGGCTAAGAGCTGTGGTCTGACCACCATAAGCCTTTGCAAGTGCCATAGATACAGCGCCTAAGTCTTTGCCTGTACCTGCCGCAATGTCTAACGCTAGGGCTAAGCCATCCTGTGACTTTCTGACATCGCCTGTGGCTGTGAGAAGGGTTCTAAAGGCTGGTCGTAGGTTGTCATCAAGGACACCTGTAGCGCGTTGTAAGTCACCAATAAACTTCTCAACTTCAATGGCTGCAAAGGCGTTGCCTGTATTGGCTAAGGCTAGGGATAAGGATCGAGCGGCCTTCTCATCTGCTGCAAATGCTTTAGCCGCGTTCTTACCAAATGCCAAAACTTTAGAAGCAGCAAAGACTCCAAGTAATTGCTTGCCTAATTTTCCTACTGACTTCTCAAGCTTTTGTGTTGCTGTTTCAGCTTGTTTGAACGCCTTGTTGCCTGTGTACTGGGCTGCAATATCAATTACTACATTGGCCATTATCGCTTCCCTACTGTCGCGTTAAACTTCTTACCTGCGGTATCTATGGCCTTAAGCACAGCCTTTGTAGCGTTGCCTTGGTCATTCTCCCACGCACGATAAATTAAACGTCCACGATTCTTGCCAGAGCCTGTAAGTGGCCCCATTGATTCTGCAAAGTTAGGGCGAGCAGATGGCTTAGTGCTAGGCGCTCTGCGACCTGCTGTTTCATAGATGGCACCAGCGGCAGAACGATTGCGAATCTGAGCTAATGCAGTAAAGCCTTTACGATTAGGTTTAGATGGTGTTGTTTTGTAGCCAATGCCACGCTTTACAATAGATGCGTTAAACACAGGAAACTTGCCACCCTCACGCGCCCAGTTACTTAATGGCGAACCTGTGACAAATCCTCGAGCCTCTTTGACAACAGGCTTAAGGATGTTTGTAATTTCCTTTTGTGTTTCTTTGCCCAATTCTGGAGCATAGTTACGAAGTGCCTTGCGAAGTTCAACGCCGCCTTTTACTGTTGCTGGCATCTCTCATCTCCTTCGCTTCATCCTGTAGAACCTTGATTAGGTTCTTTAGCATTATTTCATCTAGCTCTAATAATTGTTGTGGCGCGATCCCGAGTCTGACACTTAATTTAGCAATCAGATAGGTGATCGAGTCGCGCCCTAAGCCAAAGGGTCATCATCTAAGACCTCGACTGTTGTCAAGGTTTCAATGAATTGCTCTCCGAATGGCTTAACAGTTTCACCCGAACGGCGGATACATTCCCAGGCTAGCCAGAAGATATCGCTTTGCTTCTGATCTTCGATGAACGCTTTGTGAAAGCCCTTCTTAGCGTAAATCTCAAAACCATACTGCACCAATGGAGTTATTGGGTATTCCCCAACTGATCCATCTGCCCTTGTTACTTTTAACTTTGCCATGCTTTGCCCCTTTGTTTAGTTGTTTAGAAAGTACCTGTTGTGGCTACTGCAATGGTTGAGTTCGCAGTAAATGTGATTGATTGTGTACCAATATCGCCAACAGCACCATTGATGTCTGTTGTGTTATTGACTAGCAATGAAACTGTGTATAGAGGGTTTGTAGCAGAAACTATTGTTCCCTTTGTCTGTAGGAATACGCAAGTAACAGTTGTTCCCCATGCAGCTTGAAGTGTTGCAAGGACGTTAGCTGATGCTGTGTCATTAAGGAAGTCGATTGTTACAGTAGATGCTTCCAAGCCCTTTACGAACTTGTGTGAGTTATCACCCATCGCTGTTACTTCGAGTTCATCAAATACACGATTGATTGTAACTGCTGTTACATGGTCACTAAGATCAACAGTGTTAATCTTAACGCCGACATTGTTATTTAGAAATACAGCCATTAGGATTATTCCTCGTCTTTCTTAGTAGATGCTGGCTTTGGTGCTGGTGTGCTAACCTGCCCGATTTTCTTCAGGAAGGCTTCGTTTTCTTGTTCCCATTCGGACATATTAACTCCAGGTGGTTAGAACGGATAGTGACATCTCACAGGTAAGCAAGTCACCAGATGCCGCGTTTAGAACGCTTGGCTGGCTTACTGCTCCCACATTATAGGTCAAGGTGGATACTGCGAGTTTGTTGAACACGCCAACTAAGGCATCTTCAATTCCATTGAGGTTTCCTTCGTTATCGAACAAAGGTACTGTGATGATTATCTTAAAGTTAGCTGTTGGTGCAATCGTGTTGTGTTGATTGTTATTTGGCTCAAGATAGGGATCGGAAGGCGAAACAATTACAGAGTTAGCCAGAACTGTGGCTGGTGGGAATGCAAATGTTTGCCACTTAGCGTTATCGACTAATGCTGTCGCAATCGTGGTTCTAAGAGTAGTGAGAGCAACTGGCATTATCCGACCATCGAACGCGGATCAAGTGCGTGAGCAATAAGTCCACGAACTCTAGCCAGAAGAGTGTTGCCCATACGATATGGGCTAGGAGTAAAGTCCGGCGATACACCGCCTGAGTTAGATACCTGACGAGCCTGCCAAATATCTACTGAAATCATTAGTGCAGCTTCTTGCACTGCTGAATCGGCTGTCCAGTCTGTGTAAGTTCTTGAAGCAACTGTTCCAAAAGGTGCAATAGCATGTTTAGGTTGTACTGTGCTGTGATTTGTAGCCATGCTAATAAAGTAATCACCAACGGCTGTAAGCACTTTGCTTCCGTTATAAGAAGAACCTGAATTGGCAATAGTTACAGTTTGACCAACATAAAAGATTTCTTTCACAGGCTCATTAAAATAAAGAGTTCCTGTGCCAACAATGTTGCCATGAGCTACTGTGAAGTAAGTAGGACTCCATAGCATAGGAATAATCACAGCATCGGCGGCATCGCATGTCTGTTGAAGCGTAGCGTCCGCGTACAGACTTCCAACTCCTAATGCTGAGCGAAGTTCTGCAACTGTGCAAAGTGACATTCATATTCCTTTCTAAAGACTGGGAGTGGAGCAAGGGCTGCGCCCCACTCCCAGCGACTTAGGGTGTTACTTATGCCTTGTTGTTCTTGAACGCACCAGCAGCAACCTTAGTTGCGATTGCACCGAAGCCGTAGTAACCGATAGTTACTTGACCTGCTGCTGTTGATTCTGCACGTAGGCGATATGTTGGTGACTCATACCATGTGTAAGCATCTGGGTTCACGATAAGGATTGTTCCATCGCTATCGCCAGCGTTTGTTGGATCAACGTATAGGTTGAGTCCTGCAACGTTGCCTGTGAGTGATGTAGGCGCTACTTGACCGCCTGCGTTCATTGGCTGTGATGCTGTGTAGATTGGGCGACCTGCATCGTTAAGTGACATGATGTTTGACCATTGTCCTGTTGATACAACCATGTTGCGAGCGAATGGATTTGGAAGTCCTGCTGTTGCTCCATAGACAGAAGCTGAACCGCGAGCAACAATTCCTAGAAGCTCTGCAGCTGTTGGGTATGTTGCAACTGTTGTTGCATCAAGTGAAGCACCTGAAATAAGTGCTGCGTTTACTGCTGCGTTTGTTGCCTTTGCGTATGCAGCAGCCATGTTGCGAACGAGTTCATCAAAGAATGCTGGAGATGTACGATCTAGCAATTCAACAGAGAATGTCTGTTGTCCTGCATACTTCTGTACTGTTACAGATAGGAAAGATGAGTTCTGATCTGTGTCGCTGAATGCGTCACCTTCTGGCTCAATAGCAACTGTTGGCATCTGTGTAATCTTTGGGATTTCAAATGTCATACCTGCATCAGGAAGCACTCCGCGAGAGATTGCATCAATTGATGGGCGGATTGTTGTTCCGAGTGGGTTGATGATTTCAGACAATTGGCGTGTTGGTACTAGACCTGCGTTGTCTGTTGTGTCTGCTGCTGCAAGTAGGTATTGACGAGCTGACTCATCACCTAGTGCTGCGCGGATTGTGTTCTCTGCATACTTAGCAGCTGTTACTTCAATGCGTGGCTTTGTGTAAGCCATTGCTGTTACAGTTGGGCGAGCAGCTTCAACCGCTGGTGCTTCAACTGGTGTTGCTTCGACGGCTGGAGTGGTATTTTCCACGTTGGCTATCTCGCTTTCTGTTGGTTGGGTTGTTTCTTCTACGGCAGATTCTTCCGCCGCTATATCAGTAACTTGTGCAGACTTAAAGGCTGGCTCTGTTACTAAACTTACTTCGACCAAGCGAGCAGCGGACACATAAGTCACGCCATCCTTGATCTTAGACTTAAGAACTTCAGCACCGATGCTGAGTCCTGATTGCAATCCTTCTTCTGCAAGGATTAGCGCTTCTGTACCGCGTTGTGAACGGCTAATTGAGAATACTGCGTTGATTGCATCATCTGATTCTGAGAAACTTACTGCGCGACCTAAAGGGCGCTTAACGTCATGCTGGCTTAGCAGCTTGATTGACTTAGGCTCTGGAATCTCGATTGATCCTGATTCAAAGATTACCTTGCCATAGTTTGTCGAACCTGCTTCAACGTTCAATGGCACAATCTTGCCAGAGATGGTGCGGCTAGCGGAATCTGCTGTGAGTTCAGCTGTAAGGGTTACGATTTGTGTCATTCCATACCATTGCTTCCATTAGGTGTTAGGTCTGTCATTTCCATAGCTTGTTCTGTTGTAATAAGTCCAAGCGATAGCAATTTTTCAATTACTAGAAGTTCAGCGAGTGGATCAGTACGCAAGAAGGTTTTATCGATATCAAACTTGACCACGTGACCGCGAGCAGTAATGTCATCCATAGATAGGCGATCTTCAATCGCTGTAATGAATGGTTGCAAGGATAGGCTGAGGAATTGCTTGCGTTCATCTTGGACGTTGGAGTACGTCATTGAGTTATTCATTTCAGCAGAAACATAATAGGCCGGCACGTTGCAAAGGCGAGCAATCTCAGTAGCAAGATTTTGAATTGCTTCGTTGTACATCATCTCTTTTGGTGAGAATGAAACTGGTGTGTACTCCAAAGTAGAAGTCAAGTAAGCAGTTGAACGATTATTCCGAGCGTTCTTCCATGCAGCTAGTAATCCTTGTACTTCTTTAGGATCAAGGTCTGCTCCGTTGTTCTTAATGTAGCCAGTAGCCATTGGAGTACCTGCTGCAATAGCAGCGGCCTTCTGTACATCAATTGCAGCGCGGATTGTCGAAGCACCGCTGTTAAGGATTCCATCGCCTAATGACTGGAATGTAATAAGTGAACCTAAGCCATCCATCGGTAATGTTGTGCCATCGACTGCGTAAGATTTGACAAATACATTATCTTTATCAAGTGTTGCAGTTACGCGAGAGTTAGCAATCCACTCGAATCGTGATGGACGACCATCCTCATTGTAGACTTCAACAACTTTCCAGAAGGCTTGTCCATAGAACAATAATGAATCAACAGTCCAGGCGATTGTTACTGATCGAGGCTGTGAGTAAGAAGGTTGCTCCATCCATAATGGTGAGCCAATTTCTTGATTTGTAGATTTGCGATACAACTCGAGTGGAATTGCGCCGATAGTTCCGGCTAATAAGTTGCGGCAGCGTTGCAACGCTGGAATTGAAATAGCTTCTGTTCTGCCAACATAGGCAAATTGAAACGGCATAGCATACGGCGAATACTCGCCTAAGACTTGGGGTGCTGACTGTGCTTCGAGTAAAGGTTTAGTTTGTAGTCCGAATGTTTGCAGTAAGCGACCCATGTAGACATCTTACCATACTTTGTCTAATTCTTGACAATTTAGGTACTTTGTGTCTAGGCAATAATTTGTGGCTTGGGTGCTGGGAGCATCAGCTTTGAAACAACCATTGCAAGGCCAATAGGTGCTGAGATATCGCCAGCGGATTTTCTCTTAATAATTCTCCATGCTGAGTCATTGACTTTGGCTGCACAGTTATTCATCTGCTGAATCAATTCTGCCTGTCCATTGTGAACCACGCGATGATTGACCAATCCTTCTAATAAGTCACCACAGGCTTTGTAGAACTGCTGGCCTGACACATCCTCTGTCATTACACCAGCTTGAGAGAGTCTGTCTGCAATTGTCTGTGTGGCGTATTTGTCATAGCAGACTAATCGAGGCTTATAGATGTCGCACCAGGCTTTAATGCTGGCTGCCATCTTCAATTCATCGATTGCCATCTGAGAGCTGTAGGTTTCTAGGATTCCAATACCGATTCTGCCATCTGGCAATAATTGACCAGCAACCAATGATCCATTGCGCCTTGATGGACTGACATCGAAAGCAAAGACTGTATAAGCGCCCACAGCCATCTCAAGTGTGTTATCTGACGTTTCTTCCAAGACTCCATGAGGCCAGGGCGATTGAAGGCTATCAATCCATTGACAGAGCGTTTCTGTTCGCGTCTGCTCGATTGGGTTGGTCGCTATTGCTTCCTCAATCGATTCTTTTGTAATTATGTAACCTAGCGCTGGATTGCTAGGTGCTACAGCGCTTTTCCAGAAGTAATCGCTAGTAATGTCAATCTTGCAATACTGAGGCGCTGAATACTCATAGTAGCCAAAGGTTTCTGGCGGATAATCCTTAGCGCGTTCAACTAAGCCATTAAGCACTGAACTAAAGTGATCACCAGCGTTGCTAGTTAGGAATGTCTGTGCATTGGCTCTGGCTCTTGTAACTGGCACAGCTGCTTTGTAGCCATCCTCTGAGATTTCACGTATTTCATCAATCCAAAGAAAGTCTGCTGTTCTACCACGTGGGCTAGATGAGTTATCTGAAATGACATCGAGCGTTGAGCCATTAAGCAGCTCTATTCGCTCACCACCATTGGCGTATCTGATTGCCTTTGTCATTGCTTTAAGTTCCGGCGTTGATTCTATGATCCATGCAATCTCTCGAAAGAGCATCAGCGATGTTGCTCGGTTAGCTGACATGATAATCAACTTCTTTTCGCCACCATAGAACATGCCCCAGATAATGCGGACTCTGCCTAGATGACTTTTGCCATTCTGCCTGCTAATTAACAAAAGGGCAGTCTTGATCCTGTATTGATTTTTCTTATTGACCATGAGCATCTGATTAAGAACGAACTTCTGATAAGGCATCAGTTCATCCATCTTTAAGCGCTCAATCATTTCTAGGACTTCACCAGCTCTAGATTTGCCCTTAAGAAGTGGGCTGTGAACTCTCGGTTCAGTTGCCCCTCGTAGCGGCTGGGCTTTCTTGGGTTTATCTGTCATTGACTTGGATTAGGTCGAATCTTAAAAGGACTATCTTGCATCGGTTCGGACTGCATCGGGGATATACGGGATGAAAAGACAGGGG